ATAAATATATAATTATGAAAGCAGTTAACAACAAAAGTCTATTAGCGTTTATTTACGACCAAATGGATAAATTAGACAAAGGAGAAACAGATGTAGAACAAGCTAAAGCGCAAGCTAATCTTGCAAAACAAGCGAACAATGTAATGCGTTATGAACTTGACTTAGTGAAAACTAAAATGAAGTTAAAAGAGCATAATAAAGCGCATGGAGATAACATTGAGTTGCGTAATGTAGAATCTAAAAACTTTGAATAATGAAAACATATTTTAGAGGAGTTATAAATGGTAGTTTAACATTCGACGAATCATTAAATGTTTATATTGAGGGTCTTTTCAGTTATGAAAATATAGAAGAAATAAAATGTTATGATGAAAACGGAAATTTTCTTTTTACTCATGAGAAGAAAACTTATACAGGCGAAGAAAAAAAAGACAGAATAACAAATGTTTTTTCAAAAAACAAAATATATAAAAGTGTTTTTCAAACTAATTTTAACTTTAGATTTATAGAAACTTTCAATTCATCTACTTTTGATGAATTAAACAAGTATAATTGGGGAAATTTAGGATATGAATTAACACATACGGAAGAATTTAATGAGTATGATAAACAGTATAGAATTAATCATAATTATCCAGTAGTAGAACATTGTATGTTTGGGTCAAAAAAGTATTCAATTGTAAAAAAATACGGTAAAAATATAATAAACTTCGATTATAAAAAATACAAATCTAATAAGGATAATTTTATAAAAAACAATCCAGAATATAAAGAAGAAACTGAGTACATATTTAAACAAAATTTAAGGTTATTAAGTGAATATTTTATGTGTACTGTCACACATTTAAAAAGTGACAAGTTTAACATTAGAGAAAGTTTTATAAAAAGATTAAATAAAAAAATAAACAGTTATGATACAAGCAAGAGATTGGGTTAACTACAAAGGTCAAAGAGTGCAAGTTATTAAAGTGCACCCTAACAGCTACAAGGTGCAAATAGACCTAAAAGGTAGCACTAAAACGGTTAACTACTGCGAGCTAACGCAAGCGGTTAACACGTACACGCCAAAGATGACCAACGAGCAAATGAAGCAACGCTTTTTATTTGAAATTGAAAAAGTAAAAGACTTATTTTGTAGCTCATCAACTGCACAAGCAGAGGGAGGGCGTATAGCATTAGATAAATTAAGAAATAAAATATTAACTGGAAATTATGAACAGAAAAGATTTTAAAGCTATTGGTTGGCAGAAAGTAAGCGAAAAAGCGTTAAACAAAGCTATTGAACTAAATGTGCCTGAGAACATATTTAAAGTGATAGCAGGTAAAAGTAGAGAAACCGACATTAAGAGATGGCGAAATGTGATTATGATGTGCCACTGGCTTAATGGCGAATGTTTAGCGCATTCATCACGTACAATGAATAGACACCACTCTACACTATTACACGCAATGAAGTCCGTAAAAGATGAAATTGACGGTTATATTGATGAGCATTATGTGGAGCGTTTAAGATTAATTAACTACTATGCATTAAATCGTGTCCCTACAGAAATGGATAAGTATTTAAATTTAGAGGACGTTACAGTTATTTACAAAGAAGAAAATGACGGGACTATTGAACTAATCAAAGTTAAATGGAATGATGAAGATATTATTAATAAGATTAAAAATTTAACAAAATGAAAAAAAAAGAAAGACTTTTAAGAATAGCAGGATTGCTTATCATTATTCGTGACGAGTTGGAGGAGCAGGAATTCAAGCAAAGAAAAAAGCAAATAGTGAACCGATTTATTAAATGTGCTAACGCTAAACTAAACGAATTATCTAACGGCGGTCAAGATGTAAACAAAGAGTACGAGCTTGTTTATACGCATTTGCACAAGTCTATTGAGTTAATTAAACTAGATGTTAGCGAAGTAATTAACGAGCTTGTAAAACTATTGGAAATCGACTTAAATTTTGTTAGATTTAGCGGCGCATTAAAAAGCGCTTGCAGGTCATTAACTAACATGGTGACAATTGATTTAAACATTGTTGAACAATTAAATAATAAATTAAGATTAGAAAATGAAAGCGACACTAATATATGATGATGAAGAGGAGTTAAGAACAGCCCTCGACGGTAGTAAATGGAAGTATTCATTTTGGGAGTTAAAGAAATTTGTCAGAGCGCAGTTAAAATACAATGACGACTTAACAACAGAACAATACGAAGCATACGAACAGATTAACGAGCAGATAACCGATATATTAATAAATAACAATCTAAACATTTACGAATGAAAGAACAAGTTAACCATCCCCACCACTACGGAGGCGAAGAGAACCCACACGAGCCGATTAAAGTAATCGAAGCCTACAACTTAAACTTTTGTATAGGGAACGTTATAAAGTACGTTTTAAGAGCAGGAAAAAAAGGCAGTAAAATACAAGATTTAAAAAAAGCACGCTGGTATTTAGATCGTGAGATTGAAAAAATTAAAAATGAAAATGAAGTATTAAGTAAATGATCTAACGCAAAGAACACTCCTTAGGGGGTGTTTTTTTTTGGTTACAAGGGTTACAGGTTACAGTGGGTTACAGTAAAAAAATAAAAAATAAAATAAAAAAAATAAAAATCTCAATTTTGAGTGTAACCCCTGTAACCTTTGTATAAAACTCAATGTTTACAAGGGTTTCAGGTGTCACCTTGGGGTGACAGTGGGTGACAGTAGGGTAACACTTTGTAATAAATGTGACAATAAACATTTTTATTATAAAAAAGTATATTTATATTAGATTTATTTGTATATTTGCACTCAATGGTTGGTACAGAACCTAATTATAAGATATTATTTAAAGACCGTAAGGTGTTAGTAGGCTGTACCCCGAAAGCACCAAGCGGTCTTTTTAATTTAACATAGGTACAGTATGAATGATTTTTTAAGAGTATTAGAAACAAAATACAAAATTTCTTTACATCATTTTTTACATGGAAAAAATAGTTATAAAACAGATTTTGATTTTTTGTTTAAAGAATTACTATCTCAATTAAGTAGAAGTGAAATAAAAATAGTTAATCATTTAAGTAAAGAATCTAAAAGTAAAAGACTAATTTTTACTACTCGTAATGATAAGTTTAGAATAGATTTTATAATAAACATAGATAATACTTCAGAGATAAAACTTTCTTTTATAGAAAAATATAAAAAAAATTTTGACGCTTCATTTCTTACGTCTAAATTGAATGATTTAAATTACTACGTTTATTTTATAAAATCAGAGTACGGTTACAAAATAGGGAAAACAAAAAACATCAATAAAAGATTAAAAACTTTTGATGTTAAGCTTCCTTTTGATTTTCATTTATACGCCTATATTGAAACTAAAAAAATGGATGAGTGCGAAAAGTTTTTTCATGATATATTTCAAGAAAAAAGGATTAATGGAGAATGGTTTGAAATTAATGATTATGATTTCCCTGAGATAGAAAGGCTATCAAATAATTGGGGAAAATTTTATTATAATAAAAATACATAAATTTATGCAAGAAACAGTATTATTAAGGTTTAGAGATAATTTCTCAATAGTTCCAATAGGCGAAAATAAAGTGCCTTTTGGGAAATGGAAAGAGTACCAATCTGAAAAAATTAGTTTAGATAATTGTATTTATAATTCTAAACTGCCTCAGGTCAAAGGATGGGGAATAGTTACAGGTTTTGAAGATTTAGAAGTATTAGATATTGATTTAAAAGTATTTAGTACAACCTCAGAAAAAGAAGATTTTTGGAGAGAGTACTTAGAAACTTTAAGAGAAAATATTTATGATTTTGATAATAAGTTTGTAATTTATAAAACAAAAAGCGGGGGATTTCATATTCTTTATAAATCAAAAAGAGTAATTGGAAATACTAAGATAGCTAAGTTAAAAGGTCATAAAGAAGCCATAATTGAAACTAGAGGGATTGGAGGTTATATTTTCATATACGAAAAGAATAAGCAAAGTAATAAGAGTTACTTTGAGGTTGAATACATAACAGATGAAGATAGGGAAATACTTTGGAATATATCTAAAGCATACAACTATGAAGAACCGAAACAAGAGCCTATTAAGGCTAATACAAAAAAGGAATATTCTGAAGGTATAACACCATGGGAAAGTTTTAATGAGCAGGTAGATATTTTAGATATAATATGTCCAGACGATTTCTTTATACCAAATGGAGGTTATAAAAATAAATACACTATAATTAAAAGACATGGAGCAACTTCTGCACATAGTGGATATGTATTCAAAGATAGCGGTTGTTTATATTTATTTTCTACGGGTACTAATTACCCTGCAGAAACATTAATTAGTCCTTTCTATGCTTATACAATAAAACATCATAATGGAGATTTTTCTGCAAGTGCAAAAGACTTATATTCTCAAGGTTTTGGCGATAGGGTAAAAGTAAAAGAAAAAGAGCCTATAATAATTGAAAAGCCACAAATACAAAATACAGAATTCCCTATTGATATATTTCCAGAACCAATACAGTTTTATATTAAAGAATGCGCAGTGAAATTACAAATGAACGTTGACTACATGGGTTGTTCTCTATTGTGGTTAATTAGTGTTATTTGTGGGAACTCTTTTGATATAGAGGTAAAAGCAGGATGGAGGGAAAAAGCGGTTATTTGGCTTAGTTTAGTAGGTCAAGCTGGAGTAGGTAAAACACCTTCTATTGATAGAATTATATTTCCATTACAAAAAATAAATAATAAGGAAATAAAAAAGTATCTAGAAGAGCGCAAAAAATATGATGAATTTCAAGCATTAAGTAAAAAGGAAAGAAAAGAAATTTATGGAGAAAGCTATGAAGTAGATAAGCCAGTAAAAACTCAATTTATTGTTAATGATATTACGCTTGAAGCCTTAGTTGATTTGCATCAAGAAAATGATAATTCGCTTGGTGTTTTTAAAGACGAGCTTGCAGGGTGGTTAAAAGATATGAATAAGTATCGAGCTGGTTCAGATTTGGAATTTTGGCTATCTACATGGAGCGGTAAAAGTGTAAATGTTAACCGTATGAGTAGAGCAGGTTCATTTGTAGATAAACCATTTATTCCTGTACTTGGAGGTATTCAACCAACTATATTTAACAATCTAACAACTGAAGAAACAAAAGAAAACGGTTTTATGGATAGGTTGCTATTAGCTTATCCAGAAGCTAAAGCAGATTATTATGTAGATAAAGAAATGGATTATGAAGCAATCCAATGGTATAGTGAAGTAATTACAAAGTTTTATTATGATGTAAAGAAAATGTGTAAACGTTCAGATGGGGAAATAATTTCCAATACTGTTAAATTTACAGCAATGGGAAAATCTGAATGGGTAAGGATTTTTAACGAGATTACAGATAAACAGAACAATGATGAAGAAAACCAATATTTAAAAAGTATGTACCCTAAGCAAAAAAGCTACGTTCCAAGATTTGCTTTATTAATTCATGTGTTTAAATCTTATTTTGAAGAGTGGAAGGAAAAGGATATAATAAGTGCAGATACTGTTTTAAAAGCTGAGCAATTAAGTAATTACTTTGTAAATAATGCAAAGAAAGTAAAACTAGATAGCACCGAAACTTTAGAGTTAAAAACAGCTATGAAAAAAGGAGACACAACAATAGAAAAATTAAAATCTATTTATCAAAACGATCCTGATTTTAACCGTAGTAAAGTAGCTGAATTATTAGGAATTTCAAGGAAAACAATTTATAAATATTTAAAACAAATAGAACAATGAAACAATTTTTAATAGACCTTACGGATATTAAGGCAAATCCGATGAGTTTAGATTTACAATATGAAGTAGGTGATATAGTTCCTATTGAAATGTATTGTGAGTTTTTTGGTAATTATATTATTAATAAAAAAGTTGTTAAAATAACAGAAAATAAATATCATAAATACAGATTTATTTTTGTTGAACATTTATCTGAAAATGATTATGAAGAAATGACATACGATGAAATAACAAGATTAATGGAAAATCCAAATGCATAGAATTATGAAAAATAGAATTACAATTTTACAAACAGTATTAAATAATTTAGAAGAATTAAACCTCACTAGTTTAGAAGATTTTAATTCTAATATAGAAACAGAAATGAGATGTTTGCATTATTTACAAACAAATGGAAAATTAAAAAATAACTACCGTTTATATTTTCCTGCTGATGATTTTACGATACAAATAATTTCAACAAAAGATGTTTTAATTGCTGTAAACCCAGTAGATTATAAAGATGATTATTTTTATATTAGAATGTTATATGTTGTGCCAGAAAAAAGAAATCAAAACTTAGGAAAAAAGATGATAGATGAGTTTAAAAAATTTGCTAAAAGCGTAAATTATAAAAATATTCAAATTGAACCAGAACAGAATAGTTTAGAATTTTGGAAAAAACAAGGTTTTAAATTTATGCCTAATAAACCTAATCAAAGAATGATTTATTATGTATAAACTTAGAGATTATCAAATAGATATTAGTAATAAAGCAAATACTATTCTAAAGAAAAATAAAATAGTTTACCTATCAATGGAAGTTCGTTGCGGTAAAACACTAACAGCATTAGAAACGGCTAAATTATACGGAGCTGAAAATGTTTTATTTTTAACAAAAAAGAAAGCTATAACTAGCATTGAAGATGACTATACAAATTTTGGATATACTTTTAATTTAACAGTTATAAATGATGAAAGTATGCACAAATTAAATGATAATTATGACTTAGTAATACACGATGAACATCATCGTTTTGGCTCATTTCCTAAGCCATCAAAAGGGGCGAAAGAGTTTAAAAACAGATACTCAAATTTACCTATGATATTTTTATCTGGGACACCTCACCCAGAGTCATATTCGCAAATTTATCACCAATTTTGGATAAGTGACTTCACACCATTTGAAGAAACTAATTTTTATAAATGGGCTAAAACATACGTTAATATTAAAGAACGTAATTTTGGTTAC